GATGTTGATACGGATGCCGAAGATCACTTGTGGGATGTTGTTAGGTACAGGATTTTAGCGTCTTCAAATCGGTACGCTACAAAAGTTCAAACAGATTGGAGAGGTTAAGATGGTAATTAAACATAATGTCGATCATACTCGGCAAGAACTGATCGACATTCTACCTCGTTACAAAATGATTGAGGATTGTTTGGAGGGTGAATATGCAATCAAAGAAAAAAAGACAACGTATTTACCTAAACCAAATCCTAGCGATACAAGTGCTGCAAACCAGACTCGTTATGACGATTACATCAAGCGGGCAATTTTTTACAATGTAACTGCTAGGACTTCGGATGCGCTTGTAGGGCAAATTTTTCTTCGGTCACCTGAAATTGAACTTCCTGAATTGTTAGGTCCGATTGAAAAAAATGCAAACGGTGAAGGTTTAGATATTATTCAATTGACCAAGGAAGCGTGCAATTACGTTTTGCCTTACGGTCGAGGTGGAATGCTGGCAGATTATCCCGCAACCGAAGGCATGGTTTCTAAAGGTGAAATCATGGAAGGTAAAGTAAGGCCAACAATTCGGTTTTACAAACCTCAAGATATTATTAATTGGGAAACAAGAGTCATTGGAAACGAAACCGTCTTAACAATGGTCGTTCTTAAAGAGGTATTTGAAAGACGAGACGAAGGTTCTTTTAAGGTAAGCAAATACGAACAATTTAGAGCGTTAGAGCTTCTCGATGACGGTTGCGTCAGGGTAAGTATTTTTGTTTACGACGCTGACCATAGAGGTATGGATCGAGAACGTGTTTACACGATTTGCGATGTAGATGGTAATGAGTTTGGAAGAATACCATTTACGTTTATTGGGTCAGAAAACAACGATTGTGTAATCGACAGACCTCCGCTTTATACGATGTCTGTCTTAAACATAGCTCACTACAGAAACAGTGCCGACTACGAAGAAAGTTTGTATTTTATTGGTCAACCCACGTTGTTTATTTCCGGTGTTACAGAAGATTGGGTTAAAGATGTGTGGAAAGGAACTTTGCGTCTTGGAGCAAGAGGCGTTATTCCTGGACCTCCCGATTCTTCTGCAAATTTGATTCAAGCTACTCCTAATTCACTTGCCAAAGAAGGGATGGATCAAAAAGAACAACAAATGATTTCTGTAGGTGCAAAGCTAGTTGAACGTAAATCAGGTGTTGAACGAAAAGAAAAAGAAATTGAAATTGAAGCGGCAGGTGACACAAGCATCTTGACAAGCATTGCTCAAAATGTTGAACAAGCGGTTGTTGAATCTTTGAAATTTGCTGCCAAATTTGTTGGTGCTGATGAAAATCAAATTAAATTTAACGTAAACAAAAACTTTGACCTTACATCTTTAACTTCTGAAGAACTCCGTCAAATAAATGAAATTGCAAACTCTGAAAAACCAATTTTGTCTTTTGAAGAAATACGAACAATTGCTAAAAGAGCAACCTTTGCTTACCAGACTGATGGTGAAGCAAAAATTGCAATTCTGCAAGACATGAAAGATAGGGCTTATTTTGCCAAACTTATGGCAGAAGCTGTAAATGTCAATCCGGTAAATCCAGATACCGGTAATCAAGAACCGACTCAACAAGAAATTGATGAGTCATAACAAAAGGTAGTACCTTAGATGCCAATTAAAGCAAAAGTTACGAGTGCAGAATTTGATTCTTTGCCTGAAGGAACCAAGTCTCTTTATGTAAAAGCAGGCGATGATTACAAGCTAGACATTGCGGGAGGCTATTTGCTTGACAATGACCCTGCCGCACTTCTAAACGCAAAGAATCATGAAGTAGAAAAAAGAAAAGCTGTCGAGGCTGAGTTAAAAGCTATTAAAGATAAGGCTGAAAGTGAGAAGCAAAAAATAAAACTTGAAGCCGAACAAAAAGCTAGAAAAGCGGCATTGGAAAACCAAGATGTTGCTGCATTGCATGCAGATCTGCAAAATCAAATTAAGCAAATGCAAACCACTCATGCTCAAGAACTTCAAACGCAAAAAAGTGAAATCCAAAGACAACAAAAGTTAGTAAAAGAAACAAAGTTAAATCAAGTTGCCTCTGATATTGCAACTAAAATTTCAACTACACCGAGTCTGTTATCCCCACTGGTAATGCGGAGGCTTGATGTAGATGAACTGGGAAATGTTATTGCTATGGATAAATCGGGAAATATAAATCCTAATTTCACAATAGATAATTTGGAGAAAGAGTTCGTTGACAACAATGAATTCGCTCCTATAATTATTGGCAGTAAAGCAAGCGGAGCCAGTGGCTCGACATCTTCGGGTTCTCCAGTGGAGACAATGGGGAAGAAATGGAGTGATTTCTCGTCGGAGCAGTTGGTACAACTTCGCAAAGAGAATCCCTCCGGTTATCAAGAACTAAAAGCAACTCGCGTAGAGTAGCCATAACCAATTGAGGATTTTCAATGAGTACAGTGCAATTATCGGACATCATCGACGTAACAGTCTTTGAAGATTTAGTTTCTGAAAATGATCCAAAGCTAACAGCTTTGTATCAATCAGGTGTTATCGCATCAAGCGATCTTTTTAACAGCCTTGCAAGTGCTGCTGGTCGTTCAGCAGAGCTTCCATTCTGGCGTGATTTGGATCATTCTGCTGAACCAAACTACAGTTCGGATCAAGCTGTTAACGCGACTCCAGACAACGTCCAGCAGGATGTTCAAAAGACTCGCAAAGTTCATGTCAACAATGGTTGGTCAGCAATGGACTTGGCAGTCGAACTTCAGACTGGAACAAACGCAATGCAGCATATCCGTGACAGGACTGCCGCATACTGGACTTACTACTGGCAAGATCGCCTAGTGGCTTGTGCATTGGGTATTCTTAATGCAAACGTCGCAGGCAACTTTGCAACTCAAAGCCCAGGTACTGCCGGTGATATGGTCATCGACGTTGCTATTGAAGACGGTAATGCTGCTGCCGCAGCAAACCTTTTCTCTCGAAACGCATTTGTTAATGCTGTTTTCACTATGGGTGATCGAGGTGAAGAAATTCGTGCGATTTGTGTTCACTCTGTTGTCATGAAAACAATGGTTGCTCAAGATGACATTGCTTACATTCTTGACGCATCTGGCCGAACACGCATTCCAACCTACATGGGTCGAACTGTAATTGTTGACGATTCTTGCCCAACTGTGGCTGGAACAACCTCCGGTTTCAAGTACGTTTCCATCTTGTTTGGTCGTGCTATGTTTGCTTATGGCGAAGGTTCTCCAGCCGTTCCTAGTGAAGTTTGGAGAAATCCTCAAACTGGTCATGGTGGCGGTGAAGAACAACTTTGGTTGCGTAAGACTTGGATGCTTCATCCGTTTGGTCATACCAACAACAACGCTACTGCGACTGGCGCGTCTGGTAACCAGACTCTTGCTGACCTTCGAGCAGCAAACAACTGGACTCGCGTATTGTCTCGCAAAAACGTACCTATGGCATTCCTAGTCACTAACGGCTAAATGCTTAGGTAAAACAATTCAAAGCGGGGGAGCATTGTTTTTTCACAGTTTTAGCAATGTGTTGATCCCGTTTTTTTTAAATCATCTAAGAGGTAAAAATGTCAGAAGAACAATTTAAAGCAGGTGTTTATCAATTACACGCAATTGATGAAAGTGGTAAAAATCAATATTTCGATCAATCAGGATTTTTAAGAAGTCAGCAGCAGTTACAGGTTTGGTTTGAGTCAATATGTGGGCAACACAAATTGCCTGAAGGATCAAATTGGTATCCTCTTAACGAAGATGACAAAAGGTTTCAAATCGTGACTGTAATGCAAGAGGTTGTTGAAGAAAGCCCTGTAAAAGCAGAAAAAAAGAAACAAGCACCTAAAAATGCTTACGAAATTTCAAGTGAAGTTACAAATGCAGTTGTTTTGGCTCACGAAAAGAAGCAGTGGGCGAAAAGAAACGAAAAGAAACAACAGTCCAGAGAAAAGTTAGTTAACTACATTTTACAATATTACAACGAATAAACTTCGTCAGTTATCACGGGTGAACGGAATCGCTTGATTGGCGAGGCTTGCTCTGGCGGTTTCTGGATGATTTACGTCAGGGCAAGTTTAAATCAGGAATCTTAAATGCCAACTTTAATTATTGAAGACGGATCAAATGTCGCAAATGCAAATTGCTACGTTGATTTGGTATATGTAAGAGCCTACGCAGACAACCGAGGTGCGGTTGTCTCTAGTCGAGACGCAACTCTTGGGCAACAAATTATTGCTGCAACGGATTATCTTGAATCTCGACGTTTTGAGTACGGTGGATACAAAACAAACACTACTCAGTCTTTGCAATTTCCAAGAACCGATTTGGTTATGGATAAAGTTGTAACTATCGCAACAAACTCTATTCCAGAAGTTTTAAAACAGGCCCAAGCACAACTTTGCATTGAGCAACACGCTGGGACTGTTCTTTTCCCTATGCCTGACTCATCAGTTGGTGGGCAAGTGACTCAAGAAACAGTAGGCCCGATTACAGTTAAGTATTCAGAAGAAAAGTCGGCAGGGAGCAAATACAGAGGTGTTACTTTTGCAGCAGTTGAGGTTTTACTTGCTTCATTATTTAACGATGGTGCGAATGGTTATTTCTTGAACACAATCAGGGTATAGCATGAGCTTTTATTTAAGATTGCAGAATACCGTAAAACGATTGATTGCAAATTACGGAGAAACTGCTGTTCTCAGGGTAATGGATTCGACAACTTTGCCTGATAGCAGCAAGCCTTGGATGCCTGCTGAAATTGACGGAGTTGACCATACAGTTAAAATTGTATTTATTCCTGATAAACTAGATAACCACGAAGAAGTGATGTATTTAAAAGATACTGAAATAATTAGCGGTCAAATCAATGGTTATATGGCAGTTGTGCCTGGTCTTACACCAAAAGCAAAAGATGTTGTGGTAAGAGGGACACAATTGCTTACAATTGACAGCATAACGCCTTTAAATCCTGGTGGAGTGGATTTGTTGTTTAAGTTTGAAATGGGAGCGTAATGAGCGATCCAGCAACTTACGAGAGTGCCTCAGATTCAATGAGATCGCGGTTTTATACCGAATGGGTCGATTGGATTACAAATGGCGAACCTGTTGATATACGAAACAGTAGTGGTTCAAGAAAAACACCTCTTGTTTTAAAACAAGCTGGGGGTGGAGCGTCTTACATTCCTCAAATTTATTGGCACAATGTAGAAACAGATTTTCCGCTTGATCATTCAAAACATTGTGTAAGATTTAGTGATGAAATGCTTGGAAGCGGTCAATCGGCATTTAGAAGTGGTAACACGGGTTGCAGAAAAGCAAAATATACAACTAACGATTTCATAATCATCCAGATATTTTTCGCAAAAGCGGCTTTTGCGGGAGATCATCGTAGGCTTTCAGTGATTGCCCGCGACATTTTTCGTCCTAGAAATTTAGTAAACAATCCTGTTTGGTACAAACAAGCCTATTTTACTGATATGCCACCAACGGAAAAGTTTTTTAGGACGGACGTTTTTGTGGACTATCAATACGATGAATTAATCTAAAGGTGACGATATGGGATGCGGTGAAAATAGTTTAAGTAGTAACGTGACAGGTTTGGCTTATGCCGAAGAAGTTGCTTTAAAGATTCTTCCTGACGGAACCGTTGGAGTAGATTCTGTTGGTGCGGTCACATCGACCTCTGCGTTTAGTGACATTGTCATTGTTTGGGATGATGTAACTAGACGAATTACCATGACTGGTAAAATTGTTGCTGGCGAAACCTCAGCGGTTGCAAGAATTACTCAAGCTGGAAGTTCGGCTGGAGTAGTTGGCGAGCTTGTTTCAATTAACTCACCAGGAACATTTGTTGGCTCTGACCCTACAGGTGTTAACGTAGCTCAATGGGCGGGTGCTGGAACAGACGGTGCAACAGACTTAATTGCAATTGTTTATATTCCTTCAGTTGTAGACGGAGATAGTTTTACAATTGAATTTGATGATGATTCAAGTTTTGGGTCAGCCGCATCCGTAATTTTAACAGTTACAACTCTTGGAACTGGAATTGCAAAATGGTACGAACTTGAGCCAAACAGTTACGATTCTTTGGGTTCGGAAATTGAAACGGTTGCTCGTTCACCGATCAATGCTTCTAGGCAGCAAAAGAAAGGTGTTGTTACTGATGTTACCGCTGATGGTGGGTTTAACACTGACATCACGCAAACAAACCTTCAGAGACTTATGCAAGGTTTCTTTTTTGCTAAAGCACATGAGCGAGCTACAAGTGATTCGATTAAATCGGCAGCAGATTCGATAACTTTAACAAGTGTTGCAAGCACTGCCATTGCGATTGGTGCTGGCGATGAAACAAAGTTTAAAGTTGGGAGTCTTGTAAAACTTTCGGGTTTTGCAAACGCAATCAACAATGGTGTTTTTGAAGTTACTGATAACAGTAGTTCTGGAAGCCTTACTTGCGCAGCGGCAACTTTTACAACTGAATCTGCACCTGCCGGAGCAAAGCTAGAAATTGTGGGATACGAGTTCCCATCTGCTGATGTTACTGTGGCTGTGACTGCCAATAGATTTGTTATGTCAAGTGCTGCCAATTTATTTAACGATCTTGCACTTCAAGTCGGTGAATGGATTCACGTTGGTGGTGATGCAATTATCAATCGACTAGTTAGCAATGCACCAGGTTTTGCAAGAGTTGCCGCTATTGCAGCAGACGGATCAACTTTAAGTCTTGAGCAATGCTCTTGGGCAACTCCACAAAACGATGCCGGTACTGGCAAACAATTGCAAATTTATCTTGGTTCGGTCATTCGCAACGAAAAAGACCCTACTCTTATTAAATGCCAAAGTTACCAACTTGAGCGTCAGCTTGGTAAGGATAATTTTGGAATCCAATCTCAGTACCTTGTCGGTGCGGTTGCAAACGAGTTTAAGCTAAACATTCCAAGTGTTGAAAAGTTGAACTCAGATGTCAGCTTTACAGCACTTGATACCGAAACCAGAAATGGTTCAACTGGTTTAAAAACAGGAACAAGAGCAACAATGCCTGTGGAAAGTGCGTTTAACACTACAAGCCACATTTACCAAACTCGACTGTATGTTCATGATGCTGATGCAATCACTCCAGATTCGCTATTTGCGTTTGTCATGGACGGTGAGTTGACCATTAATAACAATGTCGATGGACTTAAAGCAATTGGAACTTTAGGTGCTATGGACTTAAATGTCGGAGACTTTGAAGTTTCAGGCACACTTAATGTTTACTTTGCCACGGTTGCTGCTGTTGAAGCAGTTCGGGCAAATGCAGATGTCGGTTTTAATGTTATTGCTGCTCTCGACAACGCAGGGTTTGTCTTTGACATTCCATTGTTAAGTCTTGGCGGCGGTAGACTTGAAGTTGAAAAAGACGCTGCAATTATGTTGCCACTGGAAACAATGGCAGCAGAAAACGAATCAGGTTACACCTTGTTGTCAACTTGGTTTGCGTACTTACCAACAGTCTCGATGGACAGTTAACCATCGAGGCTAAATCATCCGTTTTTTTTAATCATCCAAAGAGGAAGTTATGAGTAACAAAAGTGTTGGAGCAAAGTGGGGTAGAGACAAGTCAAAAGTAAGCGAAGGAGTCTGGATCAATTGCGATGATCATGATGGAGAAAATGCGTTTCAGTTAAAAGTTCGTTACCTAAAAATTGCATCAAATCCTGAATATGCAAAATGTGTAACAAAGTTGACAAAGCCTTATCGTAGGCAATCAGGTGAGCTTTCTTACGAAGTGCAAACTAGAATTGCAATGAAAGCATTTTGCAGAGTGATTTTGGTTGATTGGAAAAATGCCTACAATGATGAAGGTGAATTAATTCCTTTTAACGAAGAAAATAGTTTTCAATTAATGGAAGGTTTTCCTGATCTCTACGAATTTATTTCAACAGAGGCAGGTGATCCTAACAATTTTGGAATGCCATCTGAAAAAGATGAGGAAGATGCGGCAAAAAACTCTGTGCCTTCCTCAAGTACCAGTTGGAGTTCGGAGGCTCAAATGCCTCCACCCTCCAGCGACAGCTAAAGAGGCTGGGTTTAGACGACAATAGAGCGATGACGAGTCCTGAATTAAATGACGGACTCGTTTTTTATGTTGAAATATTTTTTAAATTAACAACGGATCGACTTCATGAAATGGGTCCGATTCCCACAATGACAATCTTAAATTTTGCAAACTATTACGATTTTAATCAAGAAGAAGAAAACGACTTGTTATTTTTTATAAGAGCAATGGACAATACTTTTCTTGAACATGTATCAGAAGAACAAAAAAAGAAGATGAAAAAATGATTGAAATAACTGGATTAAAAGGTTTGTCAAATCTGGGTGTAAAAGCAACTAGACTTTCAACAAGACTGCCTAAAACAGTTAATACAATTAAAAAAAATGCTGCTGCAATTGGGGTAGAAACTGCAATATTCAGAACTGTTGTTGACACTTCAAAAGCAGCGTCAAACTGGCAAATAAGCATTAATAGCCCAGAAGCCTCAAACAGAGAGGCATTTTACAAAGGAAAAAACAATAGCACTGGTAAGCAATCAAAAAACACTGCGTTAAAGTTTGCTCAATTTCAAATATCAACTGCTAAACCTGGTCAAAAAATTTACATAGTAAACAGTCAAGATTATGTAGCTGATTACATTATTCCTGAAAGAACTCCAGATTTGCTTACCAGACCGGCTGAAAGAATGATTACTTCAATTCATACACAACTTGAATTTTTGGATGTATTGTAATGTCAGGTAACGTAGAAGTTTCAATTGCTATTCGTGACCGAATAGGAACAAAAATTGCAGGAAAACTTACTGCAATTGGAAAAAGTGCTGCTGCTGCTGCGCCTTCACTTGAGGCTTTTAAGCGGGCGTGGAAAGGACTTGATTTTACTGGAATTAGCGGGTTGGGGCTTGGTTCTGTTGAACAGCAAATGAAAAGAACTAGGGCAGAAACCCTTCGCTTAAAAATAGAAACCGAAAGGTTAGCTCAATCTCAAATAAGAACAAAAATAGTCGCAAAAGATTATGCCACAAAATTAAATACATTGCGATTGCAAGAACAAAAAATGGCAGAAGCGGGTTTGGGTGCTGTTGCTGCAAATAATGCACAAGCAGCTTCTCAATTAAAATTGCGTGGGACAATGGTCGCTACCGCAAGAGTGACTTCAGATTTGACTAACAAAGAAATATCTCGTCAATTATTAATAAACCAACTTGCAATTTCAAACGACAATTTGGTCATGTCAAATCACAGACTTAAAGAGTCCGAAATAGATTTGCAAATAAAACATAATGCTTCAGCAATAAAAGCGGAAAATTTAGCCAAGACGCGAGCTAATACTGCTAAGTCTGGAATACAATTAGCAACATCAAATGAAAGATTGAAAACATCTCAAAATGGAGTTGTTAAATCTTCAGAGCAAATGAGAAAAACTTTGCTTGGTGTTAATATAGCAGAAGAAAAAGCAATAAAAAATGGACACGAACTCGCTGTCGTTAAGGCTAGGCAGCAAGCCGCTGAAGTTTCAAAAAACCGAACGATGAATATTAGCGCGTTAATGACTTCAAAATTAACAACTGCGGAAATAGCAAGGCAAAAAGAATTAAACAAATTAGCTAGAGATCAAAACGCAACAAAATTAACCACCATAGCGGTAGCAAAAGCCTCGGCTGATTTAAAACTTAAACTTTTAACTTTATCAAAAGCACAAGGTAAATTAACAGCAACAACTAGTGCTTCAAAAAATGCTATTTCTCAAAAAAGCGTAGCAATGCAGCGACTTGGCATTCAAGTAAATGATATTGCAATGAAAACCGAACGAGGAGCCTTAGCTAACAAAAGATTTTCCAGAAGTTTTCAAGAATTAAATGGAAGAATTTTAGCTAGTAGGGGTGCTTTAGGAGGGATGGTTTCAAATTTAAGAAGTTATCTTTCTTTAGGTGCGTTGATTGGTGCTGGGGCGTTTCTTAAAGGTGCAGACACATTTACAATCATTCAAAACCAATTGCGTGGAGTTACGGAAACATCCGAACAACTTGAGTCTGTGACTAGAGGTGTTTTTGGAATTGCATTGCGATCCAGAGTTCCTGTTAAAGATTTAGCTGTTGCCTACAGGCGATATGACATGGCTTTGCAGCAAGTCGGTGAAAGTCAAGCAAGCACGTTGAGAATTACGGAAACTATCACAAAGCTATTAACTCTTAACGGATCAACTGCTTCCGAATCTGCTTCAGCACTTTTACAGCTAAGTCAGGCGTTTAACAAAGGTAAACTTGACGGTGATGAGTTTAGGACAACTGCTGAGGTCATGCCTCAAGTCTTAGATGAAATTACAAAGGCTTTGGGTATTTCAAGATCGGAAATATTTAAGTTTTCCAAAGATGGAAAAGTTACTATTGGCATTTTGCTTAAAGCGTTTAAAGGAATGGAAAAAGAAGTAGATGAATTAATGAAAAATACTGACTTTACAGTTGGTCAATCATTAACAAATCTTGTTACAAAAATTGTGTGGGCCTTTGGCAAATGGAACAAAGCAACTGGATTTACTAGAACTTTAGGTGACGCGCTTCGTTGGGTTGGTGAAAATTTAGATACAGTATTAAGGTTTATAGAAACTTTAGTTGCTTCTGGAATAACCTTAGCTTTAGGTTCAATAGCTGCTGCGTTTGCATCATTTGTGGCTGCAACAGGAGGTCTTGGTTTAATCGCTCCCATTATTGCAGGGTGGGTAGGTGCTTTTACTTTGCTTTCAGACGAAATAAAAGTGACACAAGATGGAGTAGTTACTTTAAGAGACGCAATTTACGGTTTGTTTAGAAACTTACCTAAGATAATGAAAGATTTAGGTGCAAGTGAAGGTTTGGTGCAAATTCTAGGTCTTGGAAAAGATTTGGCAACTTCACTAGGGCAATTAGCATTTGATGGATTTTTGAAATTTATGAAATTGATTGCTGACGCAATTATGTTTGTGGTTTCTAAAATAAGAAGTTTTATTCAAGCAATGAAAGACTTTGATAGTTCTATTCAAGGTAAACTTTTAAAAGCTATGGCTGGCGGTACGGGTTTGTTTAGTCCAGAAGGTTTAATTTACTTATTTAAGCAATTTATAACTTTTCTTAAAGAAGAATTTAAAATTCAATTTGTTGATATTATTTCCGGCATTGGGAATATTATAATTAGCATTTTTGAAGGAATTTTTAATGTAATAATTCTAAAAATAAACGGCATTTTAGAAAGAGTTAAATTTCTTTTGTCTCTTTATGCAATGATTTCTCCTAGTGCTGACCAATTTAGGCTTGATTCAGAGGCTTCTCGGATGGAAGCGATTCCTCTTGCTAAGTTTGAAAGATTTGATTCTGGTTCTTTTGCAGAAAAACAAAGAGGTGATCTTAGTGAAGCAAAGGCTTTGCGTTTGATTTTAGAACAATCAGGCAAGATTTTTGAAAATCAATACGAGCAAGTTAAAGATGGCCTTGATCAAATGGTGGTTGATTACATTCAATCAATCAGAGAGATTAAAAAAGTACAAGACGATGTTATCAATGAACAAAACAGTCAAATAAATAAATTGAAAGGGTTAAGAGGGCCTGGTCAAAATACATTTGACAATGCTAATGCGTCAATGGAAAAAATGAAAGAAACTGGAGGGGCTTTGCAATCTGTGTTTAGCAATCTTTCAAACGCATTTCAAAATTTTGTACGAACTGGAAAACTTAGCTTTAAAGATTTAATACGATCCATGCTTGCCGATCTTCTCAGATTGTTTATGAACAATTTGTTTAAACAAATGTTCGGAGGAATGCTGGGCGGTGGAGGAGGCGGTGGAGGAGGAATTTTTGGCAGTTTGTTTGGTGGTGGGTTTTCAAAAGGAGGTGTAGTGCCTTCAGCAAATGGAAGTTTTGGTGATGGAAAACAGTTTGGTCCAATGGCAGGCAAGTATTATGCCAATGGCGGCTTCACAGGTGGAGGGGCAAGAAATGGAATCGCAGGCTTTGTCCACGGACAAGAATACGTCATGCCTGCATCGCAAACAACGAAATATAGATCAACATTAGATGCCATGAGAAATGGCACATTGAAGACGGGATCGACTGCCGGTGGCGGTGTTATGGTCAACGTTAACAACTACACCGATTCAGACGTATCGGTCAAGAAAAAGAAAAATGGTGAGCTTGAGCTTACAATTAGGGAGATTGCTCGTCAGCAAATTGCAGAGCAAACTCCCAAGCTAATTGCTACAAATCTCCGTAACGCCAACAGTCGTGAATCAAAAGCACTGGGGCAATCAACTTATACGAGAAGGAAGCGTTAGGTGGTAAATGTCAAGAATCTTGATCATTGGGGATACGCATGCACCCTGCATGCTTGATAGTTATCCGTTTTGGCTAAAAACAATTTATGAACAGTGGTCTTGCGACCGAGTTGTAATGATCGGGGATTTGGTAGACTGGGCAAGTATTTCATATCACCCAAAAGCTCCGAGTTTAAAAAATTCAGAATTTGAGTTTGAACAGGCTATGGAGCAGGTCCAGACTCTTTATAAGCTGTTCCCAAAGGCTGATTGGCTAATTGGCAATCACGATGCTCTAAGCGAGCGACAAGCGTTAGATTGTGGATTACCGACGCTAGTCCTCAAAGACTACGCAAAACTGTGGAAAGTCGATAAATGGACTGTGCATCCTCGATTCGCTGATTTAATAATTGATGGTATAATTTACCGACATGGAGACAAAGGTCGAGGAGGTTTTTTTCCTGCTTTAAGCAACGCTCTGCTAGAGTTTACAAGTGTTGTCCAGGGACATTACCATTCTGTGGGAGGGGTTATGTACAATGCCAATAACAAGGCTAAGTATTTTGGACTCCAAGTGGGTTGTGGAATAAATATTTCCAGAAGTGCTATGGATTATGGGAAAAAATTCAGCAAACGCCCAGTTTTAGGTTGTGGTATTGTAATCGACGGTAAGTTTCCTTTGTTTGAGCCAATGGAATTGTAGAATGTCACTGTCAACTTTTAAAATTAATCCTGAAAGTGCTTCTTATGCTGTTGCAGACGGCATGAGCTTTGTTGGGGTTCAGCTTGACGGTGGTCAAAGCAGATTCCGAAAGGACAAGATTGGAAGCGCAAGAGTTGTTGATGTTCGATGGACTTTTGATCGAAACGAATATCTTTATTTTACGTCTTTTTACAACACAACAATCGACGAAGGTTCTTTGTCGTTTAAGATTTATTTAATTCTTGATGATCCAATTCCAGTTTTGCATCAAGTTCATTTTATTCAAGACAGTAAAAAGCTATCAAGTCAAACTGGGCATTCTTATCAAGTTAGTGGTCAGCTAGAAGCTATTCCTGTTCCAATTGACAATGCGTTAAATGCAGCAAGGGTTGCGGCTTACGAAGCTGATGCAAACACAGATTTGTCTAAGGTTACAGTTTCTTCCGATTCGCCACCTCAAGCTGTGGGAACCGTCGCAGGTCAAAGCAACATTCAATCAGATGCGGTTAGCTTTGCAACGTCAACTTACTTTAGCGATCCTGATTCGGCTGGGATTGTTTACTCGGCAACAAGCCTTCCTGCTGGTTTAGCAATTAACTCAAGTACCGGTTTGATTAGCGGTACAATTACTCAAACTCCAACCTCGCTATTTACAACTGTGATTGCAACCGGACCTACTGGATTTGCAATTCAAGAATTTACATGGTCAGTTCAAGTCAATAACGCACCGCCTCCATAATGAGTAGAGATTACGAAAAATTCTTTTTAAACTCAAAGTCCTCAATCGTATTGGTTGAGTGCATTGAGATTTCGCATCCTAATTTTTCTCAGACTCACCGAGTTGTCAGAAATATTACTGCCGGAGTCACGGTCACCCATGAAAATTCGATTGCCTACACTTACGTTTATTATCCATTAAAGATAACTAAAAATGGAAGCATTGGGGATTTGGATTATGGATTGCAAATTGAGTTTGGCGATCTTGGTGGAAACTTACAGCTTGAGTTAGATTTAGTTGCTGCAAACAACGGATTCGACACTAAGCCTGTCTGCAAGATGCGTGGCTATCGTTCC